CACTTTAGCAAACACGCTAAAAGGCGAAGTCAAAATAATTGACATCATAGAAACAATCAAAAACATTTCTAACTTCAAATCAGAAACATTAGAGAACATTGACTTAAACCCTAATTTATATAAGGATAATGTTTATGATGACATTAAAAGTGGTTATATTATGGCCATTTCTGATTTATGGGTAGATTTAACTTATCAGAGAACAATCAGAGTCCAAAAACTTATCAAATTGTTAAAAAGTATAGGTAAATTTGATGAATCGGTTGCAGGTCATGTTGATGTTGCAATTAGACCTGATGGTAGAGCATTTGTTTGGGATGGGTTTAGAAGAACAACAATGGCAGGTCTAGTTGATGGTGAAGCTATTAAAGTATCTAAATTTAAACATCCTAGAAATTCATCAAACAAAGAATGTAGAATAACAGAGGCTAAGATGTATAAAGTTAGAAACTCTGATTACGAAAAAATGAAACCAGAAGAAGTTTTTAAATCAAAAACTGTTTATGGCGATGAAGAGGCTCTAGAGATTTTAGATACCTTAAAAACAAGTAAACTTAATATATTAAACTTAGTACCAAATGGTAGAAGTTTAGGTGGGTTTCAACATTTTGAGGAAACTTGGAGAAAGGAAAATTTGAGAGATTATCTTCCTGACGCTTCTCAAATAATTCAAAAAGTTCAAAGATGGAAGAACGATAGTGTATCAGTAAACTTACTGTGTGGTTTAGCAGAGTTTTTACATATCAATGATGAATTATCACATCCATTATCTCAGATAGAAATATTAGAGTATTTTGAAAATAAAGACAACAGGCAAAATGATATTGCTAAAAATAGATTATCAGGTAAGTCTAGAGAATCTATAGCTTTCTATATTGGCAATAAGGTAGTAAAACTTAATGGTTCAACAAAAGAATTTAATCAATTAATTGATTTGGATTCAGAACAACAAGAAATGCTACAAAACTTTTAATTAAACTAGAAGCCGTCCTAGACTTGACATCTAGGATGGTTTCTGTATAATACATAATTGCGAGGGTAGTTTAATAGTAGAACATTTTACTTCCAGTAAAAAGGTGATAGTGCGATTCTGTCCCCCCGCTCCATATAATGAACAAGTGAGGTTAATATATAATGAAATTATCAAGTGATACAATTAACTTATTAAAAAACTTTTCTGATATCAATCCTAATATTTTAGTAAAAGAAGGTAATAAACTTTCTACGATATCAACAATGAAGAATATTTTGGCAGAGGCCGATATATCTGAAAGTTTTGACCAAGAGTTTGCAATATACGATTTACCTGAATTTCTAAGGTCAATTGATTTATTTGCAAAACCTAAATTAGAATTTAATGGTGGTTCTAATGTTATGATAGCAGATGAAAACTCAAAGCAAAAAATTAAATACTTTTTTGCTGATAAATCTGTAATTACAGCACCATCAAAATCAATAACAATGCCTGAATTATTTGTTTCTTTTACATTGAAAAAAGAAATGTTTGAAAAACTTATGAAAGGTGTTACCACACTAAATCTACCAGATGTATCGGTAGTTGGTGATGGTAAAAATATTACACTAAGGGCAGCCGACAGAAAAAATAATACTTCAAATACTTATTCAGTAGATGTTGGAGAATCAGATAAAAAGTTTGAAGCTCATTACAAAGCAGAAAACTTTAAATTGGTAACAGATGATTATGATGTTGATATATCAGCTCAAAAAATTAGTCATTTTACCAATCGTTCTAGACCAGTTCAATATTGGATTGCATTAGAACCAGATTCAACATTTTAATGAATAAATTGAGGTTTATATTATGTCAGACTTTTTATGGGTTGAGAAATACCGACCTAAAAAAATTAAAGAATGTATTTTATCAGAAGACCTAAAAAAGACTTTTACTGAGTTTTTAAAACAAGGCGAAATACCAAACTTGTTGTTATCGGGCACCGCTGGTACAGGAAAGACCACGGTTGCTCGTGCCTTGTGTGAAGAATTAGGTACTGATTATATTATCATCAACGGTTCAGATGAAGGCCGTCAAATAGATACACTAAGAAACAAGATTAAAAATTTTGCTTCAACAGTATCATTATCAACAGAAAGTAAACACAAAGTCGTTATTCTAGATGAGGCAGATTATATGAACGCCGAATCTGTACAACCTGCTTTGAGAAACTTTATAGAAACTTTTGCTAATAATTGTAGATTTATATTTACTTGTAATTACAAAAACAAATTGATACCAGCATTACATAGTCGTTGTACTGTTATTGATTTTAGAATTGTAAATGGTCAAAGAGTGAAGACCGCTACAGCATTATTAAATAGATTATGCAAAGTATTAGAAACTGAAAAGGTTGATTATGATAAAAAGATACTAGCAGAATTAATACAAAAACATTATCCAGATTTTAGAAGAACCATCAATGAATTACAACGATATTCAGTTCGTGGTAAAATTGATAGTGGTATTCTTTTTAGTATTTCAGAAGTAAGTCATAAAGAGTTGATTGCTTGTCTGAAAGAAAAAAGATTTAATGATATGAGAAAATGGGTCGTACAAAACTTAGATAAAGAACCGTCATCTATATTTCGTAGTGTTTATGAAGTTCTTTATACAGCACTCACGCCAAACTCAATACCACAAGCGATATTAATTATTGCAGGCTATCAATACAAGTCAGCTTTTGTTGCTGACCAAGAAATCAATATGGTCGCTTGTTTAACTGAGATAATGGCAGGGTGTAAATTTAAGTAATGTACGAATTAAAAGATTATTTAAATGCAATAAATTTTACAAAAGAACCTTTACTGGATACAGATGATACTGATTGGGTAAAGAAATATCCACCTTTTGTAATCAATAAATGTTTGTCTATGCATTACGATACAATAGCACAGGCAAACGAAATGAATGGCTATCATTTCCTTGATAAGAAAGTTCAATTTCACTTTTACATAAATAGTATAAGGAAAAGACAGCGATTTGGTGGTAAGTGGCTATCACAAACTAAATTGAAAGACTTAGAATATGTGAAAGAATATTATGGCTACAACAATGACAAAGCAAGAGAGGCTTTATCCATACTATCCAAAGAGCAAATTGAATTAATCAAGTTATCTATTGATAAAGGTGGGAGAAAAAGGAAATGAATGATATAACATGGAATCCAGATAGTATGTTAGAAGTTACCATAAAACAACCAGATGATTTCTTAAAAATAAGAGAAACACTAACAAGAATAGGTGTAGCAAGTCGTAAAGATAAAACACTATATCAATCTTGTCATATCTTACACAAACAAGGAAAATATTTTATTGTACACTTTAAAGAGTTATTTGCTCTTGATGGTAAAAATGCAACACTATCTGAAAATGATATACAAAGAAGAAACACAATAGCGATTCTATTACAAGATTGGTCTTTGATAGATATTGTCAAGAAAGAAAGTGCTGAAAACAAGGCGCCATTAAGTCAAATTAAAGTATTACCTTTCAAAGAAAAAAACGAATGGAATCTATCTGCTAAATATAACATAGGCAAAAAAGCGGAAGATGAAAGTACCTAATTTTAAAGAATACTTAACAGAAGAAAAACACGATAAACCTAGATTGGTCATTATCACGGATGAACCTGAAAAGGCAAAAACATTTCATACAGCAGACCGATTACAAGAAGAAGCTAAAAAGTTAGGTTGGGATTATTATCTTTATAAACTAACTGGTGGTTATACTTCATATGAAAAAGGTATTCGTAGAGTTCACAATAAAGAAGATGATAAAGGTTTTATTGTAAATTCAGATACAATTGCTATATTCAGAGGTTCTGTTGTTAGAAAAGATAGTTGGATGGACTTAGTATCTCTATTTGAAAAACATCAAGTGTGTTGTATTAATAGTAGGGATTGCATAGAAATCTGTACAGATAAATTTAGAACGGCACTTAAATTAGCTGAGTTTGGTTTAAAACAACCAAAGCAATCTCTAGTTCACGATAAAGATGATGTTTTAAAATCTTTTGAAAAACTAGAAACTGATTTTCCTATTATACTTAAAACACTAAGAGGTTCAAAAGGTGTAGGTGTATTATTCATAGAATCAAAAATAGGTTTAGATTCAATTGTTCAATTAGTAAATAAACAAGATGAAGACGCCGACCTTTTAGTTCAAGAATATATTAAAACAGACTATGATGTTAGAGCTTTAGTATTAGGTGGTAAAGTGTTATCAGTAATGAAACGACCAGTTATCAAGGGTGATTTTAGAAGTAATGTATCACAAGGTTCAAAACCAGAAACTTTAAAATTAACAGAATTAGAAATTGCAGAAACTTTAAAAGCTGCCAAAGCAGTTGATGGTTTATGGACGGCAGTTGATTTTATACCTTCAAAAAATAGAGAAACAGAACCACCATTTATGATTGAGGTAAACTCATCACCTGGTACTGAGGGTATGGAAGAGGCAACAGGTAGAAATATTAGTAAAGAAATTTTAGAACATTTTGAAAATAGAAAAAATTGGGTTCAAGCTCCTTCTCAATGTGGGTTTAAAGAAGTTGTAACAATAAAACCATTTGGTGATATAGTTGCAAAGTTTGATACAGGTAATAGTGGCACAAATGTGATACACGCTGAAAAAATGGAAGTAAAAGGTGATAAAATTACTTGGTCACTATATGATAAAAAAGTTGTATCAAACATAGTAAAAAAAGAAACCATATCTGTTGGCGGTCTTAGAGATTACGAAGAAGACCGATATATGATTACATTAGATGTTTCTTTTGCAGGTAAACTATATAAAGATGTAGAGTTTACTTTAGATGATAGAGAAGACAGAACACATATATTACTTGATAGAGCATTTATGAAAAAACTAAATGTAGTTGTAAACCCAGCTAGAAAATATATCATTACAACACCTTACACCATTGACAAAGACTAAAAAATTTATTATAATACAAACTGAGGTAAAATTATGGCAAATGTGAAAATATTAAGACTATCCACAGGTGAGGATATCGTAACAGAAGTTATCGCAAAATCACCAGAAATAACAAAAGTTAAAACACCCTTTACAGTAGTACCTATGCAAGAGGCACCAGGTAAACCTGTAAAACTAATGTTAACACCTTATATACCTTATGGTGATTGTTCAGAGGTTGACATCAAGTCAGTAAGTATCATAGCAGAAGTTGAACCTGTAACTGATATTAAAAACTCTTATAATCAGCATACAGGTGCTGGTGTAGTAGAAGTACCTAAACCACAGCTCATTACATAATGAACTTTTATAAAAATGTAATTGAACACAAAGGCAAACTTCTAGTCAGAGGTATAAAAGACGGAGAAGAATATCAAGAAAAGGTAAATTATAAACCTACATTTTATTCTATCACACAAGAACAGTCTGAATATAAAACACTAGAAGGTCAAAATTTAAAACCTATAACTTTTGATAGTATAGACGCTTCAAGAAAATTTAAAAGAGATGTAGCAACATCTAATTCACCAATCTATGGTTTAGAAAGATATCATTATCAATATATTGGTAAAAACTTTCCTAATGATGTAGAATGGTCTAAAGATAAAATCAAAATCTTTACACTTGATATAGAAACTACTTGTGAAAATGGTTTTCCAGATGTAGAAAATCCACAAGAACAATTATTGTGTATCACAGTTAAAAATCAATCTAACAAACAAATACTAACTTGGGGAGTTGGTGATTTTAAAACTGATAGAGAAGATGTAACTTATGTAAAATGTAAAACAGAAAGTCATCTAATTATGGAGTTTATGAAGTTCTGGATGAAAAATTATCCAGATGTTATTACAGGTTGGAATACTAAGTTTTTTGATTTACCATATTTAATGAATAGAATTAAAATGATAGCTGGCGATAAAGTTATTAATAAAATGTCGCCTTGGCATTTAGTTCGTAGAGAAGAAATTACAGTTATGGGTAGACCACAAACCGTCTATACATTATATGGCACAGTTATGTTAGACTATTTTGATTTATACAAATGGTTTATACCAACAAAACAAGAAAGTTATAAACTAGATTATATTGGTCAAGTAGAATTAGGCGAAGGTAAAGATGATAGTCCTTATGATACATTTAAAGATTGGTATACTAATGACTTTCAAAGTTTTGTAGATTATAACATACAAGATGTTGAGATTGTTGATAAGTTAGAAGACAAGTTAGGTCTTATTGAATTAGCATTAACTATTGCATATGAAAGTAAAGTAAACTATGATGATATATTTTCACAAGTAAGAGTTTGGGATACTTTAATTGCAAACCATTTAATGAGTAAAAAAATATGTGTGCCACCTAGAGAAGACCATGTAAAAGAATCTAAGTATGAAGGTGCTTATGTAAAAGAGCCATTAGAAGGTATGCATAAGTGGGTTGTATCGTTTGATA